GTGCAGAGTTTCAGGCGTTGTTGACCTGCTTATTTGCTGGGGCGGGGATCAGTTTGCGACTTGGGGTTAAAAATGGGGGATGAGGATACTTTTATAGTGCGTACTATTATTCTGATGGCGAGCGTTGCACTGTTGGCGTTCTGTTTGTGTATGATGGGGGAGTTAAGCAAAGTTAAGGGGCAGGAGTATGATGGGGGCGTGTACTCCATCCAGCGGGGAGATGTAAACGGTGATGGGCAGTGGTGTCTCGATGACCCGGTGTATTTGCTCTACCATTTGTATCGGGACGGCAGAGAGCTACCTTGCCCCGCTGCAGCCGATGCCGATGGGAGCCGGTGCATAGACTTGGGGGACGTGCTTTACTCTCTGCGCTTTCTGTTTGTCGGTGATGTCTACATGACCGGATCATTTACCGCTGACGCTTGCGAGTTAAAGCTGGACTAGTGGCTATCTGCGGATAAATTGACAACGGCCCCCCCCGAGTGTATTTTGAGGACGGCGGGGGCCGGGAAACAATAACCAAGGATCAGGAGTACAACGATGGCATTTGTCAGGCCTACGCAAGCCGAGAGCGAAAAGAGAGTTAAGGCGACCGCTGATCTGTTGTCAAGTGGCGTGAGGCAGACCCAGATCAAAGCCCTGATCGCGCAGAGATTCGATGTATCACCCCGCTCTGTAGAGAGGTATCTGCGTCAGGCGCGAGCTATGCTGATCGAGGAGCTAGGGGAAGGGGACACCAAGCTACACCGCAGCCGGTCGCTTGACCAGTACCGGCAGATCATGCAGGACACCGATCAGGACAGTATCCGGGTCCAGTGCCAGACCCGCATCGACAAGATACTAGGCCTAGAGCACCAGTTCAGCCCCTTAGCCGTTAAACATGAACATAACCATCAGGTAAGCATCAAGCTCATGGAGCAGGTACGCAAGCAACCCAAGCTGCGCAACCGGCTGATGTCAGTGCTTAATGACTTGCCCGGTGGCTTTGATGACTGATGCACTAGACAAGCTGGACACACTCATCGAGAGTCACGGCGTGGAGGGGGCCAAGGCATTGATGACCCCCGGACACTTCGCGAGGTGGGCCAGTAGCATAGGACACGACAAGCCCCAGTGGTTTTGGTCCCCACACCTCAAGTATCTGAACGAAAGGTTGGTCGAGATTGCAGACCGAAAATGGCAAGGCCTTGTCGTGACTATGCCTCCTAGACATGGAAAATCCGAATTTATTGACCGTTACCTCCCCGCTTGGTGGTTAGGGACTTTTCCAAATCAGCGAATAATTTTAACTTCTTACGAGGCCGAATTTGCAGCTTCTTGGGGGGGCAAGGCCCGTGATATTTTTGAAAAAACCGCGCATCTCTGGGGCCGAGAAGTGAACATGCGAAGTTCCGCTGCCTCCAGATGGGATTTGAAAAATTTTGATGGTGGCATGATTACGGCTGGCGCGGGTGGTCCGATTACCGGAAAAGGGGCGCACCTCCTTATAATTGACGACCCCGTAAAAAATGCAGAAGAAGCCAATTCGGTAGTTATGCGGGACAAGCTCTACGACTGGTGGCGCTCTACGGCTTATTCGCGTCTTGAGCCGGGCGGTGTGGTAATAGTTATTCAGACGAGGTGGCACGAGGACGATCTGGCTGGCCGGATACTCAGGGACCACGAGGGAGATCCAGACTGGTGCGTAGTAGACTTCAAGGCGATCTGTGAGGGAGAGGAAGCCCTTGGGAGGAAGGTTGGAGAGCCTTTGTGGCCCGAGAGATACCCTGTAGAGCGTCTGGGAGAGATTCGCGAGGAGTTGGGTCCGTATTGGTGGTCGGCTCTTTACCAGCAGAATCCTCAGCCCGAGGGCGGTGGTCTATTCAAGAGGGACTGGTTCAAATACTGTCGAATTAACGGTAATAGCATTAGTATTGGGGATAAGAGCTATGACGCAAGCGAGCTTATCAACTTCACGGTCGCAGACCTCGCTACCTCTACGAAGGAAACTGCTGATTTTACTGTTGTTGCCACCTTTACTATTCTTCCTGACCAGCGCGGTCTTGTGTTGCGTCATCTTGAGAGGGAGCGTGTCGAGGGGCCGGACATTCCGATGATATTAAAGAAACACCAAGACCGTTATAAGAGTTGTTGGGTTGGTATCGAATCGGGTGGCTTTCAGCTTTCTATCGTTCAACAGGCTCGACGGTGTGGTATTCGCGTGAAGGAGCTGAAGCCGGACAAGGATAAGGTCGCGAGAGCCATCGGCGTAACCCCACTCATGGAGCAAGGTCGCTTGTTTTTCAATGATCGTGGAGAATATCTGGCCGACCTCGAACACGAACTGTTGCATTTCCCGACATCGACTCACGACGACCAAGTGGATGTTCTGAGTTACGCGGGAACGATGTATACTGAACTAACGAAATTCTCTGTTACGCAACTGGTGGGGGGAGATAACGAGGAGTGGCGCAGGGATAAACGGCGCAGAGAGGCTGTGGCCGGTCGCGATGGACGCACTAAAGGGGGATGGCGTTCGAGTTTTGAAGAAATGAAGAAGCAGCTTTGGTCTTAAACGTATGATACTGCTCTCTCTACTATTTAGGTCGAGGACAAGATAATGAGCGTCCCAATTCTACGCGGGATAGCCCCCCACGGTGATCTCTACAACCGCGCCCTGTCGGCTATCTACAAGTACCACATCCGAATAATCGACCCCGATTATGCCCTCCAGAATGAACCGGAGGTCTGGGAAAAGATGTGGAGAGATCCAAAGATAGCTCAAGCCATGCGTCAACGGCTCCATGCCGTTGGTGGTGGACCGTGGGTTATCGAGGGAAACGGTAAAGACGAGTTAGACCACGCTGCTGCGGAGCTTTGTGAGGTCGCCATGAGGAAGGTCAGGCGGTTCAATGAGTCGCGCTTCGAGCTTTGTCAGGCAATCTTTCGCGGGCGGTCCTACGCCTACATAGAGGGCCAGAGAACAAGAACGAGGCTTATGCCGGGACTGCCGGTAATGAGTTGGTGGCTTCCCAAGTACCTCCAAGATATAGATAAAAGAAGGTTCCAGATAGTTCCCACAAAGCTGGGATGGGTCGATGGCAAGCCGGTCAAGGTTACTGAGCAGCTATGGAACGTCTCGAAGGCTGAGTGGGAGGACGTGGTAGACAAGAGAGCCATTGTGCGCTTTGTGTACGCCAATGAGGAGGCCCGGCTGGGCTATGGACGTGGCCTCATGGAATCGCTGTACTTCATGTGGTGGGCGAAGCAGACGATCTGGGAGGAGGGACTCCAAGGACTTGAGCGATGGAGTCAGGGAATCATCGTCGGTAAGGTCAATACCATGCGCGAGGGTGCTACCGACACGAACAACCTTGGAGTGGCACAGGAGCTTCTGGACGTACTGCACGAGATGAGATCGCGACACGTCATCGTTACCGGCACTGACGACGAGATTGACGTGATAACGGGTGGAATGGAGGGACACCAGATGGTCATGGCCTTCCTGAACTACATCGACTCCTGCATATTGGGCCTGATTATGGGTTCGGTCCTTCCTTTCGGTGGTCAGGAGATGGAGGGATCGTTCGCTCGTAGTGAGACGGAGACTGAGACTTCGGAAAGGCTCATGCAGTTCGACCGCAATATGCTGGATGAGACGCTCTCTGAGACTCTGCTGAGGCTCTTCTGGACCCAGAACAGGGGAAACCTCAAGAAGCTGGGCCTTGACGAGGTTGACATGCCTCACTTCAAGACGACCCAGCAGGAGAGAGAGAACGCTCAGATTGCAGCTACTATTATATCTACCTGCCTTACTGCGGGGATCAAGCTCAAGGCTGATGAGGTCTATCAGAAACTTGGGTTTACGAAACCCGGAGAAGAGGATGAGATCATCGAGACTCCACAGGATCTACAGATGGCTATGCAGCAAGAACAAATGGCTATGGGTATGGGTGGAGAAGAGGCTGGAGCCGAAGAAGAAGCTCCGCAAGAAGAGCAACCGGCTCAGTAGGCTTTCTAATATCGTGAAAATGGATCACCAGTTCGCTAATAGATTTGCAGCAGCCTCTCGCCCCGGCAATGAGTTGTCGTCTCTTAGGGAGAGGTCTGCCAATGACTTCGCGCTGGTCCTTCAAGACATGGCCGGGGCTATTGCCTTTGATGACAAGCCCGCGATAAATCTGGCCGAGAAGCAATTGGCTGGCTTGGTGGGAGACACTATGACGCTCTCCAACCTCATGGGTCGTCGTCGGCTCTTGATGGAAATGCCGGAGAGGGGATCTCAGTTTACCGAGGGAGATGAAGCCCTCCTCTTTGCCAGCACACCCATCTTTCCAAAGGTTCCCTTTAATGAAGCTCTTAACTATTTGAAGGGGCTGTCCCCAGAAGTAGCCAGTAGCGCACAGGAAGTTTCGGAGATGTATCGAGAGGGGAAGAATTTCTCTATAGCGAGATCTGCAAAGCTGCTCATTCTGGATAGAATAAAGAAGTACAT